TCTGCAGAACAAGCAGCATACCGATCATACCAGATTCAACCATGAAGTAACGATCTGTATTACATGCCAGGCAATCATCAAACGCATTAGCAATGATGAGTCCCTGGATCATACTGCAACAAACAAAACCTTTTAGACGCGTACTAGGAGAAAGGGGCAAAAACTATGCTTTACAACCAAAATCCATTAAAGACAAGTGAAGGACTAGAGGAGCAGGTGGGGTAGCATAGGGTATAAAAAGCGAGTTTGGGGCGTAGAAAGGCACTGCAGGGGCGTTATTTGGCGTTTCAGGGCCTAGTCAAACCCGAACTTGCCGTGTACCAGTTTCGTAACTTTTGTTTTGTCCTGGTTATCTGCAGCTTTTTGAATAACTGGGATCAGCTTACTGGCAGCGGCCTGCACATACCAGGGCTGATCTTTTAATTCTTCGGTCATACTATGCAACAAAGACAGCTGCGAACCTTCCTCCGTCTTGCCGAGTTCCTTGGCAGCATTCCCCATAGCACCGTTCCAAAAATCTATCGCTGCCTTTCTGCCTTGAGGGATCATAAATTCCTCGAAGTCGACCAGGGCTTGCTCACGGATCTTTGTAGTGATCACTCCCAGGCTAGCTAACAAAGTCTCGTCTGATTCTTCAGATAATAACCAGGACTCAATCTTTTTCTGAGTTCTTAGCGGAATCCAGTAAGTATAGATCAGCAAGTAAAGCCCAAAGCTCAAGACCCAAACAAGAGCGAATAGTTCGTCTGTCATTAGTCAATCCCGAATACCTTATCCAATCCAGTCACGGTTAAAATTGTAGCAATCAAAATATCCAGGGCATCAGTTTGTTCTGTGGTCTTACCAGTAGCCAACAAACTTTCAACATCCTCTCCAAAAACTTTTCCTAAAGCAGCATCACCCACTACGAAAAACGAACCCAATATTATACCAGGGGGAAGGTTTAGATCATCTACAACAAAATTAGGTATAGTTTCTGCAGTAGCAATCGCATATGACAGAGCTTTGGCAGTATCATTAACTTTTGTGAATAATACCCATCCTATAGCTGTTATTACTGGCGCAAAAGCCTCAATAACGTTGCTTAGAGCAACAAGTGATCCACTAGGCAACTGTTCACCAGGCTTTCTAAAATGTTTAACCAGGGCAGCTACACCAAAAGCCAATAGGTACGGAAAGAATTTCTTTAATGTGCTGACTATTTCTTTAACGGTTTCTGGATCTAACGGTTCGTCAAGTGGTATACCTGTATCAAAAGGACCACCTCCACCACCCCATTCTTCTGCAGTAACGACCATTAACCAATTAGCCTTATTCCTTCCAGGATAGCTACTGCAGCCAGGAGAAAACGCATAAGGAGCTGTTCAAGATTGTAATTCTCGTACATCAATCTCTGGTTCGATAGATCCTTCCAGTTAGATTAGCGTTAGCTGCAGCAGATCCTCCACTAAGATCTACTTGCACTTCTGTATAAGCAGGAATTATAACGTGAAATTCTGCATCACCAGGAACATAATCATTTCCCACGTCCCTTTCCTCGACTATCTTGACACCATTAAGGTAAATTTCAATTTTAAAATTAGATCCACCAGTTCCTGTCCAATCAGCGTTTGCTTCTACCTTACCAACAATATAAAAATTACCAGTTGTGAAAGTAAGATAAGTAGTTGGTCCCGACCCAGGGTTAGCAACCCCGCTATATGCATAACAGTGATCGCCTATTATTTCTAGGGTTTGTGCAACCCCTGTAAAGCTTCCGCCTACTGGGTTCCCTGCACCGCCTACACCGCCGCCTAATAGAGCCATAAGGATCCTAAGGTGCGTATGTTATTGATACTGCTACGTCTACTGTTTCTGCTGTTGTGCAACTTACTGAGAAGTCAATCTGATTACCTGGTATGATATCAAAGATACCTGCAGAATTCTCAACTACAACGGGCATACCGTTGTTTCCATCTAGTGGTCCTGCGGCCTGGTTAGACCAAGATGGCCCACTGAAAATTTGTTGTACCGAAACCCCATCCCCTGCATATTTAAAAATACTGCAACCATCTGTGGCTGAGGTGTGATCTGGTGAACAGCTCATAGCTATTCTAACAACTCTATTCATCCCTTCTGGGTTGGTTGTGCTTTGCGAACTTCCGAGGAGCTGACTGATGCTAGTGAATGTTCCAGCGGTCAAAGCAGATCCTGCGAGAGTGTACGTACGAGTTTGTAGTCCTGACATGTGTTTTATCTCCTTTTATTTTATATGATCAAGGGCGAAAGTAAAGTTTTGTGCCACCCAAACGTGTTGAGGGGAACCATTTTCGTATTAGTCCACCTGCAGTAGCAACAACTATTGCACTGCTTAGAACTTTTTTACCGTCTGCTGATTTAACCAGGTTAACTGCATTACTCGAAAGTTTACCAAATGCTGCAGATATATTACTATCCATAACATCCTTCAATACACTAGGTGTGGTTGCTACTATTCCAGTGATCCCAACGTCCTGGCCTGCATTGAGGTATTGAGCTACGCTTAACCCTGCAGCCATACCCGTCAGACTTGGATGGGGCATTGCAGGTCTTTTGTATCTTGCCATATTTTTTCTCCTTGGATTGTTGCGCTTAGGGGAGGATCTGGTCGCGTTGCGTTTGCGTGGCCCCGTAGACCGACGAGTTAACGAGGTACGATAGGATTTCTCCGAGATTAACTTCCCATCTCGGAAAAACATCTTGCGACCACTAGCACCTTTTCGAGTGTAGAGACCCTTCCCCTTAGGCATATCAATTAATGTTTAATCCATTATATAACCTTTTTCCACTAGCGAAAGTTATCTTTTTATAATAGTGCGCAATCTAAACTAACATGGCCGACAAACCAGAAGACCTAAAATATAGCCTGGGCACGCCTTCGTTAATGCGTGGCCTTGAGAAAGGACAGGAAGCAGAAGTAAAATTCCTCACTGATCCTAAGCCTGTGGAAACAGAGCACGGTAGTAAGTTTGACATTCAGGTACAACTCCTATCACATCCTCATCCTGACTATTCTTCTCTTGATAAGAAAGGAAAGAGACTTACCTGGAGAACCAACTGCCATGTAGTAAGAGTTACCATTGCGGATCTCTTTGCTAACGAAGTTATAGAATTCCAGAAAGACTGGTATGAACTTACTTGGACAATCTCCTGCAGAGAGGACGGAAACATATGGGTGGAAGCATGAATTGCCCAATCTGTACAAAAGAAATGTGGAAGCATCCACAAGCTAACGCTGTATTTTGGTGCACCGCACCTGGCTGTCATGGTACGTGGAAATGAAGCGACGCTGTAATATCTGTCTGCAGAACAAGCAGCATACCGATCATACCAGATTCAACCATGAAGTAACGATCTGTATTACATGCCAGGCAATCATCAAACGCATTAGCAATGATGAGTCCCTGGATCATACTGCAACAAACAAAACCTTTTAGACGCGTAC